ACTCTTTCCCTACACGACGCTCTTCCGATCTATAAATCGCAACAAACCAACATGGTAACTGGTAATCAAACAAAATCGTTTGAAAATCCAGAGGCAGCATTAGGACAAAAATTACAAGCATTTATCGATTAGGAGGAAACTACAAATGAAAAAAAGTTCATTAAATAATCTTGAGTATTTAGATATTTCACAGGAAGTTAATGCATTACAAGTTCCAAATACACCATTTTTAAGCTATTTGTTAGGCGCAGGCAAAGTTGAAGCTGCCAAGTCAACTGAGATTAAATGGCGAGAATACGGCATGAATAATGATGATTCATCTGCTCAATTAGAAGGCGGAGAATACGCAGATGCGGAATCTGATCGTACATGGTTTAACAACTATACTGAAATTTTCAGAAAATCAACTTCTGTATCTGGCACATTAGATGCTATTAATGTAGATGGTGTAGGAAATGAATTGAATAGCCAAGTAGCTCTTCGTGCTACAGAAATGAAAATTGACTTAAATCGTAAATTGATTGTTGGTGTAAAGGCTGATGAATCTGGTTCTAAAGGTCGTCAGATGAACGGAATTTTAAATTTGATTAGCTCAACGAATAAAGTCGAAACAGCAGCTGCGGGGGCAGTAACAAGAAAAGATATTGATGCCTTATTTAAAACAATGTTCCAAAAAGGATACATGGGCGAAAAATTATGTTTAGTAGCACCTGATATGCAAGAATTAATGACTGATCAGTTGGATGAAAAATCAACAAAAATTGTGCAATTTGGCGATAAACTTACTTTTGGATTGCAACTTGGAAATATTGTCTCAAATTACGGTTCAGGAATTGCGTTAATTGAACCTAATTTACCTAATGGAACAATCGCAGCTATTGATACTAATTATGTAAAATTACGTCCACTACGTGAATGGCGTGCGGAAGAATTAGCAAAAACAACAGATTCAAGACGGATTGGATTAGTTGGTGAGTATTCAATTGAATACAAAGCTTCTAATTCTGGAGCAATCTTGAACTTGAAAGCCTAAAATATAATAACGAAGGAGGAAATTAAAAATGGCAACAGCAAAAAAAGAAGTAACCTATCGTGTGCTTGACAAGAAAAACTTTGTGGGCTTTATGCATCCTAAAACAAAAAAATTTATCACAGCAAACGAAAATAATGAATTTGTAGTTTCAGAAGACGATAAAGAAGCTATTGAAATATTAGAACGTGCTGCAGATACTTTTAAAGTTTAGGTAATGATGCTTTATGGTTGATGAAAAAAAAGAAGAAATCGTTGAGAAAATTCAATTGATGCTACCTAACGCTTCTGAAGATAGGATTTTGTCTGTTTTAAACCTTGTTATCTTTGAAATCAATTCTTACAATACTTGTAAAATTGATATTGCTTGGGACGAGTTTGAACCACTTATAATTGAGGTTATCTACAAAGCTTTAAAAAACGAAATAGATAAGTCTGTAGCTAGTGTAAAACGTGGTGATACATCAATTAGTTATGTAGTTGAATCAAAAGACATACAATCACTCATGAAGAACTATAGCAGTGCTATTAAACGTATTTTAGGCTGTGATAGCGGGGTGTTTTTCTATTGAATGAAGCAGAAATTTTAGCAGCTACTTATTTTGATACCTGTATTATTGAGAGAATGAGCGATATTGAAAATACGGAAAGTGGGATTACTGAACAAGCTTATTTTCCAATTCATGATGGCAAGTTACCCTGTGCTTTCTCTCAAGGAAGTATGGGAAACTTACCTGTAATAGAAAACAAAGAAGCGTTTAATATCTCTTATGAAGAACAAAAACTTTTTTTAGAACCTAATATAAAAGTTAAAAAAGGAGATAGAATAACTATTACTCAAGGTACAGGTCAAAAACATGTGTTATTTTCAAAAAAACCTTTTTATTATCAAAGTCATATAGAAGTAGTGCTATCAGGAAGTGCAATTGATGAGTAAAAGCGATCTTAGAATGAAATCAAATGCTTATAAAGTTATTGCAAATTTAAAGAAAATGACGCCCATTGCTGAAAAAGAAGGTGCTGCAATGGTGAATGATTCGTTAGCTAAAATTTATCAGTTAATTGTACCTATGACACCAATTAAATCGGGTGATTTAAGACGAGGCTATCGAATCATTAAAGCTAGAAAGTTGTCTAGTGGTCGTATCGTGGGAGCATTGATTAATGATGAAAAATATTTTAGATATGTAAACGATGGTCACCGAACCAAAAATGGCGGATTTGTTAAAGGCAGATTTATGTTGCAAAAATCTAATAAATTAGCTAATGCAACATATATTCCGAAACGATTTAAACAAATGGCGATTATCATTGTTAAGAAAGGATAGATATGTACGATAAAATTTTAAAAATGCTTACTGACACAATAAAACAGTTCTCGAATGCGCCTATCTATCTTGATGATGTGATGCAATCGTCAGAACCGTTTTATTTTGTTTTAAGCGTAGAAGAAAGCATGACTGATAATGTTGGCCAAAACGTTCAGAATAAAGCATATAACGTTGATATTGCGTTAGTTGATAGCAAGAAAAATAAACAATTAGTAACAAGCCTAACAGAAAACTGTGGGGCTTTTTTTAATGTCTTGAAATTAGATGGAAATGAATTGTTTTCAGAAGATTATCAGACATTTAAAACAGATGGAATCCAACATATTAATTTTAATGTTGCTTTTCCTCAATTAATCGAATGGAGTGAAGAATAGATGGCAAATAAGAAAAATGTTCATATTATTTCCGTTGAAACACCTACTTGGTTTCCTTTAGTAGATGAATCAGGTGATTTCCCTATCTATGATGAGCCAACAACAATCGGGACTGCAGTAAGTATTAAACCTGATGTAAGCACTGAAACTACAACTGATTATGGTGATAGTGTTGCACAAGATTCAACTGTATCCTTTGGCGGAGCTGAAATTGGTATGGAAACGAACGGATATGAAAATCAAGTTTTAGCAACAATTACAGGAGCAAAAATGGTAAAAGGCGGGGTGCTACGTTCGGGAGATGATATCGCGCGCGATGGAGCTTTTGCATATAAACGTTTAAAATCTAACGGAAAGTACCGATATACAATTTTTTATAAAGGTAAATTTGCCTTGACATCGGATGAAACATCCACTCGTGAAGGTAGTTCGGTTACGTATACGCATCCAGAATGGACAGGATCTTTTGTGGATGTTCCAGGATTAGGATATATGTATTCCGTGGATGAAGACGATGAAGGTGTCGACTTAGAGATGATTAAAAACTGGTTTACTGAGGTAATGGATCCACGTAAAGAAAATACTACTGCTGTTACTGGTGTAACTTTAGACCAAACAGAGTTAAATTTAAAAGTTGGCCAAACAGCAACCTTAACACCGACAATTACACCAGATAACGCCTCAAATAAAAAATATCAGTTCCGTTCAGAAAGTGAGGCTATTGGAACTGTAACACCAATTCAAGGGAAGGTTACTGCTGTAGGAGAAGGGACAACGGAAATCGTAGTCACAACAGAAGATGGTAACTTTACCGCAAAATGTACATTAAATGTAACAACAGCAGATTAAAAATAACAGTTTAGGACGACCTTGTCGTCCTATTTTATATGGAGGAATTAAAATGGCAAGTAAATTTCAACAAAAAATTAAATTAATGATTAAAGATGGAAGCAAATATACTACAAAACAATTCACGTCGGCAGAATTTTTACCAGGTTCAGTCATGGATACAGGTACGGATTTACAAATCAGGTTAGAAGAAGCAACAAAAACAAATGATATGGAAGCAATTCGTCCTATTTTAAGAGAATGCTATGACTTTATTGCTGATGTTATTTTTGAAGGACAGTTTACTGGACAAGAATATATTGATGGTATGGATGCTCGTGAATTATTGAAGATTACAGGTCAATTGTTAGGTTCTGTTACTTCTGGTTATGATGCAATTTATTCTGAACAGAAAAAAAAGTAACGGAACTTTTATATCATCCTCATTTTAAGTACACGCCACAATATCGAGAAGCAGAACTAAAAAGTTCGCTTCTTGAGAATGGGTGGACTTTAAATGAGATAGAAAACACAGATTTAAACGAGCTTTTGAAAATTTATGCATTTAAAGATGCTGTAGAAGAATTTGAAAATATCAAATATCTTGATGAAAATACTATGTTCTAAGAGGGAGGGGGTACTTTTTGAACAATGAAGACTTAGTATTAAAAATGATACTGGATGAATCTGGCTTTTCACAAGGATTAAATTCAGCAGTAAAAAAGTTACAAGGCTTTGATGTTGAAGTTGATAGAACAGGACAAAAAGGCGGCCGATCTCTTGGAAGCATATGGACGTCGTTTGCTGGTAACTTTTTAGCCAGCGGAGCTACTAAAATCATCTCAAAAGGAATTTGGCTGATTACCAGTAATATTGACGGAGCTATCAATCGTGTAGATACGTTAAACAACGCAAATCGCGTATTTGAAAATATGGGCTTTTCAGCTGGCGAAACATCAAAAACAATGGATAGCTTAAAGAAAAGTATCCAAGGGTTGCCTACACCTTTAGACAGTGCAATTAAAGGTGTTCAATTAATTGCTTCGTCTACAAACGACTTAGGGAAGTCAGAACAAATTTTTGCAGCTTTAAATAATGGAATTCTCGGTTTTGGTGGTTCTGCTGAAATGGTAGACAATGCTATTATCCAGCTGTCCCAATCGTTCTCAAATGGTAAAGTAGATGCGCAAACTTGGAATTCAATGATTAATAGTGGTTTAGGACCAGCATTAAACGCTTTAGCAAAACAGATGGGATTAACAGCTGGTCAGATGAAAGAAGGTCTCTCCGATGGTTCAATTTCAGTTGAAGAATTCCAAGATGCTTTAATCAAATTAAATAAAGAAGGCGGTGGCGGTCTTAAATCATTAGAACAGATTGCTAAAGATTCTACCGCTGGTATTAAAACAGGTTTAGCTAACATGAAGACTGCAATCGTTCGTGGTGTGGCTAACGTTGTAACTAAAATTGACGAAGGCTTAAAAAGTGCAGGTTTTGGAAGTATTAGTGAAATCATTGCTGACAAAGGGGCAAAAATGGAAGCAGCTTTATCTAAATTTGCCGAGATGATTCAGCCAATGATTAAAACAGCCAAAACATTGTATGATACGTTAAAACCTTATGCTCCATTGCTTGCAGGTTTAGCTGGCAGTATTGGAACGTTGATGCTTGCTAAAAAAGTAAGTGCAGCATTCACGGCTTGGCAAAAAGCAACAGAAGGATTATCAATTGCGCAAGCGATATTTAATTCAACTATGTTGGCGAATCCAGATCGGAAGAGCACACGTCTGAACTCCAGTCACCAGGCGA